GCTTATGGCATCAGAAATCATCCAACTGCCTCAGAGCGGCAACAACCAGAAAGGAGGTGACCAATGAGCCATCCTCCCTATGTGAATGGATATACACCATATATCCATGTTGAGAATGTCGCAATGAATCCTAATGCCGTCGTGTTGTCTGTTGACAACAGCGAAATTTTCCCCATCGGAAAGTTTTTCCTGTATGTCGGGATTCCGCTACCATCAAACAAAGGTGTATTACCTGTTGCGATATCTTTGAATGGGAATCTTAGGCAACTGACATTCTTCGGCGGCGCAAGCGTAACTGTTGCAGACATCGACGGAACTGGTGTTATAGAGGTATTCTATGACAGGGACAACGGTATCCTCCAGATGCTCAGCACGCCTGCTCCGACACAACCGGCGTAAATCATTAACCATCAATATCGACTGACAGCAGTATGAGCCTACTCACGGACAAATTCTTCTACAGCGCACTGACACAGAGTGAAGATGTGACGGCCATCGTGGATGACCGCATCTTCAACCCTGCCCGCCCCACGGTGGACGAGGACGAAGACAAAATCCCCTACATCATCATCACCTTCGACGGTTTGCAGAACAATGCCGACACGAAGGATGACGGCGTGGAGGGCGACGAAGACCGCGTGACGGTCAGCATCCTGTGTGTGCATGAGGACTGCGACGCGCTGGGCGACATGACCGAACTTGTGCGCCAGACGCTATGCGACTATTGGGACACGCACCGCGACGAGCCGCTGACCCCCATCAGCTGGCAGTTTTCTGCAGGCCGCGTGGACTACGACCCCGACAAGCCCTGCTGCTATCAGTTGTTAACGTATCAATGCGACACCAATAAGTAGTATGGACAACGGAATTAAGACATCACTCACCGACGAGCTGCTCGGCAAGGGCAGCGTGACGCTCACGGCCAAGAGCCGCGAGGAAATCTACAGCCAGAGTCAGACCCTGGTTGACTCTCTACCCGAAGGCACCAAGTGGACGCGCACCATCTGCCAGTATCACCCGGACACCTTTAGCTTCGAACAGAAAGTAACAATCACCAAAAAGTAACATCAAACTATGGCACTCAACAAACTAAAAGGCCAGAACTTCCGCGCATTCGTCGACGGCTCTGCCGTACCCGAGGCTTCCAGCTGTCAGGTGACCATCACCGGCAACATGGAAGACGCCAAGACAAAGGACTCTGAGGGCAGCTTCGGCCAGGAGCAGATGACCTCGCGCTCATGGTCAGTGCAGGTGGACAGCTACGAGGCCACCGCCGCCGCGCTCATCGCCGTCGTCCAGCAGTTCGTTAGCGACGAGAAAGTGACCGTCGGCTGGGACGAGACTAAGGTTGTGGCAGGCTCTCAGAACCGCACGCCCAACAACGCCGCCTTCGCCCGCTCGGGCCAGGCTATTCTCAACGACTTCACCATCCAGGCCAACAACCGCACCAACATTCAGGTGACGCGCCAGTACATGGGCAGCGGGGCCTTGGCATAACCTTTAAAAATTACGACAATGGACAAAGGACAACATCTCAGACTATTCATCACGGAGGGCAACACGGGCAAGGTAGTGGCCATGAGTACTGAATTGAGCCTTCACGGATCTGCACAGACCGAGAACTCCACGACAAAGGACACCACCGACTCTACCGGAGCCGTGTGGGACGAGAACGACATTGTGGGCCGTACCTACGACATCAGCTTCTCCGCGCTCATCGCCAGCGGCACCGACACCGGCGGCAAGACCTTTGCCGACATGCTTGCCAGCGTGAACGACGAAATCATCAACTGGAAGATCGCCCTCGCCAGCGGCGAGCAGAACCGGGTGATGGGTACCGTCATTGCGTCGGGTCAGGGCAAGCTCACCAATGTGCAGGCAACCGGCCAGGTCTCTCAGCAAGCCACCTACAGCGGCACCATCAACGGCTACGGCCCGCTGGTGCCTGGCTCGGCATCCTAACCACACGGCGGGTGTTTTAGTACAGACGCCCGCCGTTTGTTATCATATAATTTTCAAGGAAAGAACTATGAAAGAAAAAGTAATTATAGACGGGCACGAATATCCCGTCGCATTCAATCTCTCGACGCTCATTGCTTTCGAGCAGACCGCTGGCCACTCATTCATGGAGGATGACTTCGGGTCGTTTCTGAGTCGTGCCATCATCATCTGGGCAGCCATGTTTTCCGCCGACGATTCGGTAAAGACTGATGCCGTGATAAAGAGTGGCGACTGGCAAGGCATTTCTGATGCCTACGTCCGAGTCATGAATTTGGCCGCCGACTTCTTCCACGTGCCGGGAATCGTCGAGGAAGCTGAGCGCAAGGAATCACCATCAACAGATGATGCAGCGAATGAAAAAAACGCCTGACCGCCCACGAGATATATTCAAAGCTCGTGGGCGAAATTGGCATCCCGCGCGAAACGGCCCTCTACACAATCCCATGGTGGGAGATCATTTGCATCGTCCGCGGCTATGAGCGCAGGCACCGCCACACATGGAGCGCGGCAAGATGGATGGCATTCAACATCATGTCCGCACAGGCAGGCACAAAGGCCATGCAGGAAGCGCACATCTACAAGCCGTCGGACCTGCTGCCGCTGCCGTGGGACAGCACTGACGACGGTGACGTGACTCAGGAAGACGTGGAAGACATGCAGGCCACCATGGACGCCATCAACCAAATGAATGAAGACGGATGACCCGGCGGGCCATCCGTCTCATTTTTTACCATGTGCCCTCGAAGGTCTGCTCCCAAGTGTCGTCGAGTGATACGCCAAAGCCACTCTCCGAAGAGAACAACCGGCCGGAGTACTGCGTCATGCGATTCCGCACGAACGGCACTGCGCTGATAACGGCCATTCCGATAATGTCATTGTCGGCATCGCGCGACGATACCGTTACATCCGTTGTCCATTCCTCCGCGCCGCTGATGCCGAAGATGCTCACAGCAAGCTGTCCATGCGTGCCGACGTATGACTGAGGGATGGCCACCGAACGTTCTTCCTGCAAATCACCCACAGGCGCTCCCGTCATGTAATTGAGTCCATAGTACCAGTGTTGCGGAGCAATGACAACCGACGCGGCATTCTCAGGCACCTTGTCGTTCACCACAAGGCGCAGGCGAGTGGCCACACGGCCCAGCGTGACGCTTCGCTGCCCGGATGTCGTGGCCTCGATGTTCACCGTCTCCGCCTTCCAGAACGTGTCCGACACGCGCGACCACTCTATCGTATTGCTCTCAGTATTCAGCGCCGGCGAGTCACCGCGTGAGGCCACGAAATAGACCACGTGGCTGCCATAGGCCAGGCTCACCGCCGGACTGCCCCAGTCGGCGTCTGCTGGCGTCTGATGCACCGTCTGCACCAGCTCGCCGCCCATGTAGTCGAGCAGCCACAGGTCGGTCATCTCCGCGCCGTCGGCCGACAGCCCCGCCCTGGTCTCGCCATAGCCGAACACCGGGCTTGTGAAGTCACCGTTAACATCGAATCTCACACTCTTACAGGAATCATCGCACACTGCCTCCTTCTGGCATGCGACAGCCGTCAGTGCGACGGCCAAGAAAAGAAATGCTTTTTTCATAATATATTTTTTTAAAAAAGGTAATTATAAAGGTTATTTCGAAAGTTTCTCCTCCATCATGGCAAAGTCGTCATGCACCGACTTGGCCAGCACCTTTGCATACCGCTGCGTCTGCGTAATGTTCGTGTGGCCCAGCATACGGGCGAGATTCTCTATCTTCACCCCCTGCCGCAGAGCGAATGTGGCAAAGGTATGCCGCGCCATGTGGGAGTGGAGCGGCCGCGCGATGCCACACGCCATCCCCAAGACCTTCAGCGCGTGGTTATAGTCGGCATTGACAATGCGCGGAAGCTGGTGGTTGTATTTCTCCAGCACGGCCACTGCAGGCGTGAGCAGCTGCGACACATAAGGCACGCCCGTCTTGATGCGCTCGCCAATGCGTCGCCACGTGCCATCGATGAGTCGGTAGTCCTTCATGTCGAATGCTTGCATGTCGCCGTAGGAAAGGCCCGTGTACATCTGGAAGATGAAAAGGTCGTGCGCCACCTCCATCACTGAGCCTTTCAGCGGCCGGATGCTCTCAAAAGCAGCCATCTCCTCCTCGGTGAGGTAGTCCATCGTCTGCTTCTCACCGCGCGAGAACTCACCCTTCAGGCGGTCGTAGGGGTTGGCGTCAATCACTCCCATCTTGTAGGCGCGGTTCAATAATGCCTTGAAACACTTGTGATAGGTGTAAATACCCGCGTCGCTCAGCGGCTCAGCCTTCATGCCCTTCTTTTTTTCGGCGTCGGTCAGCTCCTTGCGGAGCGAGTGCAAGTAGGCGTCGAACTTGTAGATGTTCTCGATGGTCAGGTCTTCCCAATCGCTGATCTCGCCGAATTTTGTCAGCTTAGCGAATAGCGGACGGTAGTGCTTGGCCGTTCCTTCGCGCAACCTGAGCAGCGGCATTTGCTCTTGCATCCATGCCACCACCTCGTTGCCTTCCTTCTTTTTCTTTTGTTTCTCTGGCGACCACACCCGCCGCTTCACCTCGGCGGCATCAACGGTCTCTCCGGCATCGAGCATCGCCGTGACCACGCCCGTCACCTTCTGCATCAGCGTAAGCAGCTGGCGGTTCAGCTCATCGGCATCGCCCCGGTTGATGATTGACTGGAAGGCAAACTCAGAGCGTCGCACGCGCACGCCCGTAGGTATATAATATGTCTTGCGATTATGCGTGATTCTTACTTCGACGGGCCCTTCCTTCCCTGCTGCCGTCTTGTTTCGGTGGTCAAATACAATTTGCGTGTTCATTTTTCTTTCATTTTTTCAGTTAAATGTTTTACAAATGTTTACCCCCATGTTTACCACCCCTTCTGTGGGGGTAAACATTTTGCATTTTAATATACCAAAATCGACCAATTTCGACCGATTTAGTTTTAATGCCGTTTTAAAGGAGTCCTCGCAAATTCCCAATAAATAAAGGGGTTTCGGCCATTTTAACCGTTACCCCTTAATTTTGGTTGTGATCCGCTTGGGGTAATACGGATGTGCGGGGCTCTGGCTGTTTTAGGGAGGTTTGGGGTGGTAAGACATAGCCGTGGGGGTAAAGATTAGACATTTTTTCGTTTTTGTAACTTATCAGCGACACCAACGGGGAATGGGTAGTTCTCCAGGTCGGTGCTCTTAGATAAGGTTTTGAGATGATGTTGCAGTTCTTCGACGCGTGCCTTCAGGAGGGCGATGTATTCATCTTTTTCAGATATGCGCGCGCGAAGGTCGGCAATCAGGTCGTCTTTGGATGCAGCTTCACGCTTGAGGGATTCGATGGCTTGTTTTTGCGTCTCAATGGTTTGCATCTGGGCCGAAAGTGCGGCATTCATAATGCTGGATGGGTCAGGAAGCGACGGCGTGCTTTGTGGTGGCAACTCTGTTTTATTTAGTAAATCAATGGCCAACATGGGGTACGGGTCTTCACCCCGTAGCCATTGCAGGTTGAAGATGCAACCTGATGCCGTCTGTAACTTCGTGATAATATCTTCGGTTACTTCGGTACGGTCTTTAAGAATGCGCGTGATTGTGTCTTCGCTCACGCCCATTCTACGCGCGAGCTCCTTCTGCGTCCTGATACCGT